CGTTGTCTTCGCAATATTTGCTAATGATGTCTTCAGTAGAAGCTCTGTTTTGTGCATCAATCATGGTTGCCCCACATTCATAATTCCAACAAATTGTTCTGCCCAATCTTGCCAGCTTTCAAAGCCTCTGCTGTCTGGGACGCCAGAGTCCATGAAGTTACCAATACCAGCCAAACCATCAACCCACTCTGTCCAGCGCTCTTCAGGAACATTTCCAAGCTGTTGCTGTGCAAACAGTTCTTCGGTGAGCTTGCACCATTGATCCCAAACCATGTTGCGAGGGTCGTACGCCGTCATGGGTTGCCCGTTCCACGGACATCTCCGCCCTCGACAGAAATCAAAACCTTACCCATCTGGTAGTTGCCATTTTCGGTGTTGGACTCAAAGCGCAAGCGCAATTCACGGCGCTGTTCGCGCATGTCAATCTTGAGCGTGTCAGGCTCAAACAAGTAAGGATCGGACTCAATGTCGGCATCGTTTGCGTAACCCTTGCCCGTCACCACAACGTTCATCTCTCCCGCCTGAACAAAGTCAGGCTCAATACGATCAATCCGCGCCCAAAGGTTGTCGCCAACGATCTGAGGGTTGCCGGGCCCGCCAGTCACCAAGCCAAGATTGCACGTCTCAAAAGATGAGCGAATTGCATTCACGTTGGTCAAATAAATTGAGTTGACACCCTTCTCGTGTTGCCAGATGGTGTACTTGCCTTGGGTGTTGACCTCGTTGCCAGCCCAAACAGGATACTTGAACACCTCAGAGAACGCGCCAGCAGAACGACGTGCACCAACCGATTGCCCAGCGTCATACCAAGTCTTTTCACGCACGTTGTAGATGATTGCGTCGGTGCATTCGGTGGCATCTCCTTTTGGGTAGAACCACCAAATTTCACCAAATCGGGGCACTTTTGATACCCAAACCTTTTGACGCTGAGAGTAGTTCAGATTGTCAAAAAAGTAGTTTTGGTTGAGGGTGTTTGGTATCTCTTGCACCACACCGTTGTAGGAAAGAAAACGATCCACACCGCACCAATAGAAGATGCCGTCGTACTCAATCACAGATTGGGCAGACAAGATTGAAGTCTGGCTGGTCAGCAAGTCATACCGCCAATAAAACGTCAAGCCGCCGACAGTGGTTGGGCTGTAAGAGACGCGAATGACAGAATCCAGAGACCAAAACAAACCAGAAGGAGAGGTCGTGCCGCCACGGATTGGAAGTCCCTTGACGATCTTGCCAGTGGCAACGTTGTTTGCGTTTGAGTCGGATGAGACCCAATCCGAAAAGTCACCCGCCGCACAATTTTGAATCAAGCCGTTATTGCCATAAACAAACAGATACGGGTGAAGCATGACCACGCCACCAGAGACAGAGATGTTGTTGTCAAAGGTTGCTGTGATACTGCCAGTTGCTGTTGCGGCGGCAGACATTAAGACCGCTGTACCAACAATAGAAACAACTGTCGTGCCCGCAGGTATGCCAGTGCCAGTGATGGTTTGACCAGCGCCGACCCTTGTGTTGGCAACAGCAAGCGTAAAGGTGGTGGTGCTGTTGGTCGTGCCTGCGGCAGTAAAGACGCCTACAGGGGCCAAGGACGAGCCGGGGAACAAGCCAAACAACGGGCGAGTGTTTGTGGTGCTGTCAATGGCCGCAAGGTTTTGGCCGGGATGCGCAATCAATTGACTGGAGTTGCCGCCCGTCGAGTCGTAGCCAATGTCAAACTGCCAAAGATTATTGGCGTTTGATGTGAATCCAGAGCTTATTGTGTAAGGTGTTGGGCCAGAGCCAATTCCATCTTCATTGTCTGTTGACCACTGCTCTACGCCTGCGTTGTAGCCAGAGATGACGTAGTTCAAACCATTCTCGGAGGTCATTGTCATGCCGCGAGAGATGCCTGTAGCATTCAAGAAGATGGCGTTGTATCCACCAATCTTTCTTGGCATGCCGCGCTGGAAACGAACCCACTCGCCATCGACATAAGTGTCTGATGCAAATTGAGTGCCGTCCCGCTGGATGCCGGGCTTCACCGAGAGGGTGGTAACCTTTGCCGTCAAAACGCGCCCCCAGCAAGACCAACAGGAACCAATAGGCCAGTCGATGTAAGTGTCATTCTGTTTGTGCCGCCAGCAGAAAAACCAAGCTGACCGCTACCAACCAAATACAAGCCAGTTGTTGTGTCGCCAGCAAAATTCAATGTTGGAGAAGCCGCCGCGCCGTTTGCAAGCGTTAAAGTTGTGATTGATCCTGCGCTGGTGGATGTATTTGCGTTGTAAACGTTTGTTCCATCACAAACAATAATAACCGTCTGACCTTGAGCTAAGGTGAATGGAGATCCACTTGCAGTCCTAAATGACAATGAAAAAGCGCCAGAGGTTGCATTTTGGATTGAATAAAGTTGGACAGTTGAAGGAAGAACAACCACGCAGTTGGATGTCAAAGTGCCAATGTATGACTGAATAACGTTTGCACCCTCTACAGATGTAAGGGTTACCGTGCCGCCAGTTACGTTTTTGGTGAGCGTAGTAAACGCAAATTGATTTGACCTGCCGTATGCAAATGTGTTGTACCCAGAGCCGTTACAAACAATCACCAATGACTCGGTCAACTGAAGCTGTTGATTTGCGTTTCCATCAATGGTGTCGACGCCCTGCGGTGAAATAGTAAGTACGCCAGTGCCACCATTGCGCACAATAACAAACCAGTTGTTGCCAACGCTTGCAGACGGGGGAAGGGTCAAGGTTCCAACGCCACCATTCCAAATAATAAACTTTGCCCTGTCGGATGTCAAAAAGGTGTAGGTTGAAGAAATTGTGGACAGGCTATAGGACTGATTTAAGGTCGTGTTTAAGGCGGTAAGACCAAATCCTGCCAATGAGGCCGCATTGGCCGATGACGTGCCAGCGCCAAATGTAATAACCGTCCATGTGCCGTTGTCAGTGGCGTTGTTGGTCAGATAAATAAACTGCGCAATGCCAGAGGCAATCGTGGCGATCACACCGCTACCAGCATTGGTTACGTTGAATGAATTGGAGCCAACATTTCGAATAATGATGTTCTGACCAACCGACACTTGTTGGGCAGAAGGCAAAATCAAAGACAGGTTACCCACCGTGGCAGTGATGTCCATGATGTTGGCAACAACGCTGGTGTTATTGCCATTGATCGGCCAGTTAAGCGTAGTATTTGCTGAAATGCTCAAAGACTCGTAACCAACCTGCGATGGGTTGATTGTTGAGCCAGTCAGTGGGTTCACATAATTTGTCATGATTAACTGTCCACAGCAATGGTTTGTCGGTCACCAACTCGTGTGGTGTCTTCTGTCTTCAGCGCGGCAATTGCTTCCTTGTACTTTTCTTGAAAGATTTGGCGCTGATCGTTCTTCAGGAATGGCATTGCCTGCAACAAGGTTCCATACAGCATGGCGTTGGGTGCATTGCGGGTGAGCCAGTTGGTTTGAATATCAGACGACAGTGGCTGGATGCGCTCGTAGTACAAGACCTCAAATTCATAGTCTTGATCAGGCGTTGGGGCCAAGTACCAATTGTCGTAATCAATGTCTGAGTAAAACAAGGGCTGGCTTGTCTCATTTGCATCAGGCCAATAATTCTTCAGGTACTCAAACTTGCGCAGAAGCACTGGCTGAGCGCCCGTTGCGGTAGTCAATGTCATCGAGACCGTCTTGCGCCAGCGGGCTGGCTTTTGCAAGATTGGGTTGTCAGCGGTCATTGTCGATGTGGCAACATTCAACTGACCAAGGGTCTTAATTTGCTCTGCGATCTCAAATTCGCACAGCGTAATGAATGTGGGGATCGCCGCAACCGTCGCTGGATCACTGCGCTCCAAATACTGAAGCACGGTAGAGTTGAGGGAGTCATACGTCATGACCCAGCTTGGAGTAGACATTCTCGCCCTTTCTTGGCTGTTTTTCCCTAAGAATTATTCATGCCTATTTTAAGGAATTTTTGAATTTATGCTAGTGCCTGCAAGGCTTGCTCGGTCTTGGCGATTCGGTCTTCCAGACCATGTGTCCCGCCATTGATCTTCTTGGTCACCGCAGTGATGTCAGAGGCAATGTCGTTCAGGTCGTGGACTGACCAAAACCAGCCAGCCGATAGGGCGGCATAGATGTTGGTCTCGACTAAGTCGGGGTCAGAAACGACATCTACGTCGATTGCCTTGCCAAAAGCCTCGTAATTTGATTTACCTGTCAATTGGATCAGCCCCCTGCCACGGTACTTCCAACCATCCCCAGACGCCTCATCCCCGTTGCCAATGCGGCTGGAGTACACCTTGTTGGCGATCTTCTCTGGGTTGCGGTGGTAGGGTTGGGCAGACTCCAGTGTGGGAAAGCGCTTGGGCCAAACCTTGCACAGGGCTTCAGCCTTGTAGTTCAGGTTCTCAGTCAAGGCCGTGAAGTTGGCTGATTCGTGGGCGCACTGGCCCAAAAAAGATGCCTGCTGTTCAGGTGTTTTGATGCCAAAGGCTTCAAAGGTCAGATTGAGGGCCTCTACCCAATCGGCGGCCTTATGGATTGGCATTTTCAAGGCTTGGGACAGTTGATCTGCGTTCATTTGAAACCTTTTTAATTCATTAAAAGTTGAACTTGTTGTCTTGATTTGTCACAAATCAATCTTACCATTTGAGTGGCAATAGTGCCATAACAGGGGAAAACACATGTACAAGATGGAAGTGAATATTGGTGAGTATGATTTTTTGGACAGTGAAGTTGTGATCATTGAGTCCTATGATTTCGACAAGATCGCAATCATTGCTGAGTTCATTGAGTTCCAAAAAGATTACGGCTGGGCTGTTGACTATGACGTGACTGAAGAGTTTGAAGACGCTCAGTGCGATGAAGAAGACTTCGGCGACGAAGAAGAAGAAGTTGAAGAAGACGAAGAGTCCGAAGACGAAGAGTCCGAAGAGTACGAAATCGGTGAAATCGTTGAAGATGACGACGGCTTGGTCT